CAAACCCCAAAATAATGAATTTACTTTTTCTTAAAGAATATATAGGCATAATAATAACGGCTTTAATCGGTTCAATTGGTACTTTATTCGCTTTTTTTACTGGCAAAAAAAAAAGAGAATCCAATGCCAATATTGAAATTGGCAAAGCTTACATGCAGTTAGCCGAACAAGCAAAGGAATCTATTACAGCCATGAGGAATGAAGTTTCTGAAATAAAAGAAGAAAACATAAAACAGCGATCTGATATGCGCTTACTTCAAAAAGAAATTGGTAAATTACACCGTGAAAATATAAGGCTTCAAAAAATGCTAAATAATATTGAAAAAGAAAACAAAATTTTAAAGTTAAAATTAAATAAATAAATTATGAAAACAATTAAGCAAAGATTAGAATTATTAGAAAAAAAATTATTAACGCCAAAAGATTTTTCGGTTTGCGAATATCTTAATTATGGAAGTCATTCCGTAGTTATAAAAGAAGATAGGGAGTTAATTTTAGATGAGTTTGAAAAGCAAAGCACAGCGGAGCAACAACAAAATTTATCTATTTTATGGGCCTTACAACCTTATAGAACTGATGCTGGTTTTGCTTTTTTTATCACTTGCGGTAAGCGTACCAAAAGACACGAGTTAAGCAAAAAGAGAAGCGGAGAAAGTGTTCATTTATGGGGAGCGGTAGATATCACTACACAGGACGAAGATAAAATGACTTATCTATCAAATCTCCTAAAAAATAAATGGATTGGCGGATATAAGCATTACCAAAGTAAACATTTTATTCACATTGATATTTCAAATAACAGAACATGGTAGATCCAAAACCGAGTTACAAAGAAAAAAACGGAACCACTAGGGTTGGAGACACCCTTAGATGGTTGGTTGAGCAAGGTAGAGAGGTGGCTCCGGAGCTTTTAGAAATTGCAGGTAGCTTAACAGGCGTAAAAGCTTTAAGCGAATTAGGAGCTAAAATAAGCGGTTCAAATGAACTTTCTGAAACGGATAAAAAAATGTTATTGGCTCAGATAGAAATGGACAAAGAAGATATGATTAATATTTCTAATCGTTGGAAATACGACATGCAATCGGATTCTTTTTTGAGTAAAAATATACGTCCAATTTGTTTAGGCTTCTTAACTTTAGCAATGACATTATTTATTATTTTTGATAGCTTAAATATAAATTTTAATATAGATCCTGTTTGGGTTGACCTTTTAAAAACATTACTTGTAACTGTTTACCTTGCTTATTTTGGAAGCCGTGGAGTTGAAAAGTTTAAAAAGATTACGAAGGATTAGCAATAAAAAAAATAAAACTATCAAAAAAACTTATAATAAAAAAATAATCGTTAATATTGTAATATGAATTTTCAACTAGCCAAAGAGATTTACGGATTGACGCCATTTTGCGTTGATTCTTTTACGTTACCAGCCATGCTTTCAGTTTTAAGCGATGTAAAGAACGGAATCAAATTTGACACTCTTAAAGATATTAAAAACGATTCTTTTGACATTGTATTTAATAGTGAAGATCGGTTAATTAGGAGGACTTATGAATTAGAAAACCAAGACGAATTTAACGGTGTTGGAATTGTAAAAATAAACGGACCTATTTTAATGGGCGGAGGTGCTTCGACTTTAGGAATGTTAGACGTTTCAAAAAACGTTTTATCTATGGCAAAAGATAACCGTGTTAAAGGATTTATTTTTGATATGGATTCTGGAGGAGGCTCTACAGCTGCGGTTGAAATAATGGTTGACACGATTAACGAGGTTAAAGCAATGGACAAACCAGTTTACGTTTTAATCTCGAAAGGAGGAACACTAGCCAGTGCCGCTTATGGGATAGCGTCCGCCGCTGATGGTATATACTATCAAAGTGATATGTCAATGGTTGGAAGTCTTGGGACAATGCTACAAACCGAAGGAAGAGCAGCAAATAGTGAAAAAGATGGCGTAAAATATATTAGACTTTATGCCACAAAATCAGTTTTAAAAAATAAGCCAATTGAAGAGGCTTTAAATAATGATAATTACACTCTTTTAATTAATGAGCTTTTAGACCCAATGAATGAAAGGTTTATTTCTACATTACAAGCAAATAGACCAAAGCTTACAAATGAACAATTAAACGGAAATGCAATATTTGCAAAAGATGATTCTGGAATTTATCTAGATGGTAAATCCACAATGGAAGATTTATTTCAAAAAATAATAACAAACAACAATATTACTAATCTCAATTTTAATTCAAAAACAAATACAACAATGACAAGACAGGAACTAAAACAAGCGCATCCAGAACTCTTTAGCGAAGTTCTTGGAATGGGTGTTAATCAAGAATCCGAAAGAGTTCAGAGCTGGCTGGCTCACAATGAAACCGACTCAAAAGCGGTGATGGAAGGGATTGAAAGCGGCTTGGAGATATCAAATTCTCAACGCGAAAAATTGCTAGTTAAATCTAGCAAAATTAAAACAGTTGAGCAACTAGAAAAAGAATCTAATATAGATTTACAAACTGGGGAATCAACTCTTGATGCTGGACTTTCAGATGAACAAAAGGAACTAAACTCAGCATTTAACTTTAAACTCAAATAAATCATGAGCATTACAGCAACACAAAGAGACGAAACAAACAACCAGTCAACGGTTGATTTTGTAAGGAAAAATTTATTCCTATACGGTGCTAGATTCGCTAAAGGAGTTTTAGCAAACAACACAGATCCAGAAGCGTCTCAGACCGCTACAATCGGTCAATTAGTTGTCAGAGATACCACGACAGCTGGTCAATTAGAATTAGCCACAGACGCTAATCTAGCCGATGTAATAGGGATTACATTTATGGATACAACCATTCTAGCCGATAACGATGCCACCGTGGCAATTGATTACGCAATCCGCGGAGATATTGATGGAGGTTTATTACAACTACCAACTAATGTTACACTTGACACAACAGTAGGAAACAAGGCATTGAGAGATATATTAAACGATTTAGGATTTGTGATATTCGCAGTCCAAGAACAAACAAAAATAGATAACTAATGGCAATCACAATTCAAAACCATACGAAAACAATTGCGAGTAAAGTCGTTGGAACCTTCGTAGAGGATAAACCAGTTTTAGCAGGATTTTCAGGATTCTTTCCTAGAGAAACCGCAATGACTTTGCAAGTAGATTTAGAAGTTCAACGAGACAACGATAGTATTGCTGTAGACGTTAGAAGATTTACAGAAGGTAACAAGAATAAATTTAGTATTGTTACTGAAAAGAAATTTCAACCTCCATATTTTCGTGAGGAATACGACTTTCAAAACGACGAAGTGTATATGTCAACTATTGCTTTAGGGGTTGGATTGGAAAATTCAAATGTTAACGCAATTATCGCTCAAAATGCGCTTAAAAATATTCGTAAAATGCGATCTAAAATTGAGAGATCAATTAGAAAGCAGCAAGCGGATGTAATGCAAACGGGAATCGTTGAGCTAATCAATGGTGATTCAATTGACTATAAGAGAAAGGCAGCTTCAATGGTTGACCTAGGAGCTAGTCAATACTTCACCAATGCTTCTGCTGACCCTTTAGCTAGTCTAAAAAACGCAGGTACTTTTTTAAGAGACGTTGGAGCAAGTTCTTCAATGACGCTTAACATGGTAATGCGCGGAGAAGGTTTAGCCGCTTTGCTTACAAATCCGAAATTTGAAGAAAAGGCAAATAACAGAAGAATAAACCGAGCGGATGTTCAATCTCCAGAGTTTAATGCCGTAACAGGATTTGCTTTCCATGGTCAAGTTTCCGCAGGTGATTTCAACATTAATCTTTGGACTTATAATCAGAAATACACAAAGGCAGACGGAACTACAGCGTATTATTTAGACGCAAATAAAGCGGTATTTATACCAGATGATTTTATGGCCAAAACTGTTTTCGGAGGATTACCTAACATGGTAGATCGTCAAATAGGTGGCGAGAACGCATCAATGCCCTCTATCACGGAAGCTGAGTTTCTTTTGCGAGCTTATTCAGATTCTAAAACGATGAGTTCAACTCTTGAAATCACATCTGCTCCATTGGCAATGCCAATTACAATAGATCGAATTTACACAGCTCAAGTTTTAGCTTAGTGAAAGCGCAGTAATAAGTATAATTTAACGGCGGCGTAAAAACCGCCTTAATAAAAAGAAAAATGAAACAGTACAAAATTAAAACTTTTAAGCATCTTTTAGCAAATAACAAAATAGCTGTAATGGGCGAAATTGTTAATGAGTCAAAATTTGTAAACCTTGCAGAAAGCATTAAAGGAGGTTTTGTTGAAGAGGTAAAAAAAGAGACAAAGAATAATAAAAAATCTAAACCAGATAAGAAATAAACAATGAGCGGAAATCTATTAACAAAAGCCAGAAGGGACGCCAAAAAAATTATGAAGGGCGGATTTAGTGAAACTATCACTTTAATCCATCCAGTTAGCGGCTTAACTATCGAAACAGATGGTTTAGCTTCTAAGCATCATATTAATTTTGATTCCGATGGTTTGCCAATTAATAGTAAAAACGCTCACGTCTGTTTAGATGAAGCCGATTTGTTAAGTAAAAATTATAATCCTCGAGATAATAATAATGAAGTTAATTTGTTAAATCACTTAGTAAATGTAAAAGATTCAACGGGTAATTTAAGGAATTACGTTATTACTGAAAACTTTCCAGACGAAACTATTGGAATGATAACTTGTATTTTAGGCGATTATGGCACTGATTAACACTATTATTGAACCTTCGGGAACTGAGTTAATAAAGCATCAAATTGCTGCTATCCTTAAAACAGAATTGGAAAATCAAAAAGTTCTGCAATCAGATACTTTTCCAGTTAATGTTTTTGTTGATAGAATGGTTCCAATTGATAAAAGTGAAATTGTAGTTATTAATGTAAGGTTTGAAAGTTTAAATCCAGAATCTATAAATCAACATGGTTCTCAAGAAACGGGAACTTTCACTATCGACACATGGGCCACAGCAAAACAAACCTCAACAAAAAGAGGGGATTTAA